CGTCTGCGTCCACCAGTTCGCCGTGCTGGTCTGGAAGATGATCAGGTTCGACGCGCCAGTCAGCGTGCCCGCGATATTGATCTTGCCGTCGACGAACACGCTGGCCGTGGCAGTCATCACGGCCCCTAGAGCAATCACCACATCCGAAAGCTCCTGGCTGGCCGTGTTCCACTCCCAATCGCCCGTGCCCGTATAGGTAGTCGTCGCGTCGTCAACGTAGGTGCCGGCACCGTACTTGTGGTCTCCGTTGACCGTGACCGCATTGCCGTTGTAGTCGAACTTGCCAGCCGTCATCGTCAGGTCGCCACACGACAAGGCGTCTCGAAGATCGAAGCTGGACACGCCCGCATTATTGATCGTGAGAGCGGGGAGGGTCGCGCCGTTGGTGGTCAGTGCGTCGGCGTTGGCGGCAGCGTCATCATGGATGAGTGTGCCGGTGTAAGCAGAAAAGTCGGTTGCTGAGTGGGTATCAATAACGCCGGCAACAGAGATGTTTCCTGAGCCCGTGATTACAGACGCGAAAGAACCGCAACCGTTCACGTCCAGAGCATTCGCTCCCAGGGCGAATGTGCCTGCATAGGCAGCTTGATCCACTCCTGTGCAGGCCATAGCGCCGGACAAAGTGAGATCCCCACTTGCCGCATCGAGAAATGCAACGTCGGCCGCTTCGGTGAAACCGCCGCCATCAGCAGCGCCGCCACTAGACGCAGCCCATATATCCGCAGCACCACCAGCGGTATAAGTGCCACCAGCCGCTATGAGGTAGCGGTCAGCCAATGCTCATGCCTCCGTTTCCCGGATTGGCCTTGTCCGTGAACCTCGCCCGGAGTTGGCACAGGGCGTCGAATCCAGTCTGCCTCTCTGCTACCCATGCGTCAGCTATCGGGTGGAACTTCGTGCCGATCATTACGCCGGGGACGATAGAGGTGCCCGCAGGAACGCGGATCGTTCCGTACACGTCCACGCACTTGCCCGGCCGGGTCTTGGGCGCGGGCTTCTTGGCGGATAGGGTCGTCTTGGTTACGGGTTCTGCCATGATGGGTTCTACCATGATGGGTTCTGCCATGATGGGTTCTGCCATGGTTCGCTCCTCTAGACGCTGACGATGGCGTAACCGACCACGCCGTCGAAAGCACAGGTGACGGTATCGACCTCAACCGCCTTGTTGGTCGCAGCCTTCATCAAAGGCATCGCGAAGTTGCCGCTGGCCGGCAGGCCGAGACCGCCGAACGCGGCGACCGGCATAATGCCCGTCAGAGCGGCGTCGTCCGAGTCCTGGACGCTGACCGAACCCGAGACGTTCGCCGTGCCCGCAAGGCTGTAGATCCATATCTGCTTTCCGACACCGGGGGCGGCGATGATCTGCTGATCCGCTGTGTCCGCCGCCACGTTCACGTCGGCGGTATTGTAGCTGTCGACCGTGGGCTCGACGCCGGACGCCAACGTTGGGGCTGACGCGCCAATTTCACTTGCACCGCTCATAAGTCACCTCGTTCCAGAGTTCAGACAGGACGTGGAAGGGTCTCCCCCACCACGCCCGGATTTATTCAGTTGTCTGCTGTCAAATGCGAAGCTGCGCGAACCGCCACCAGTCCATCTTGACGGCGGATTCCGACGCTTCGCCGGTCTGAGTCATCAACGCCATAGTCAAGGCCACATCGTTCGGGAACGTCGCACCAGTGATCAGTGCGGCGGTGATCGCGTGCTTCGACACACCATTAATGTAGCTGGTGATGGTCGTGCCGTTGCCCCAAATACCGACCTTGAAGTACGTGTCGGACGCGATGGTGACTGCGGTGCCGTTGGCCTTCGTCTGGCCGGTGGCTTTGAATACCGGCGCGATGGAGGTGGGGGTGGCGCAAAGGACCTCGAACCCGATGTGGTCCTCGTCTTTTACCGCACCCGTGTCGATCACCAGGCCAGCGTCATCTGACAGCCCGATCCCGCCGAGGCCAACGAAGAGGCCGAGCTTCGGCGTGGAACTGACGACCTCGACCTTCAGACGGGCCTCGAACCAGAACGGAGCCCAGGTCGTACCATCGGCGATCCAGCAGAGGTTATGCAGCACGCCGTTGCTCAGGAAGAAGTGGCCGAAGTCCACGTCGTCGTCGTTGTTGGCGATTTCGAGGAGTCCGCCACGTTCGTCGGCATCTTCCTGCGCCAGAATCGTCACGCCGGTGTCCTGCTTCGTGTAGTAGCCACCGTTCGCAGTGGCATCGGCCATGTTGAGCGGATTCAGGAAGTCATCGAAGAACCGATACCCGAGCGTCGGGTCTTCGCCGATTTCTTCCCACGGGCAGTTCTGCCAGATGATTGGCGAGGGGCCATCACCAGCCAGCGTAGAGGTGTCTATCTGCATCGCCCGGCTCAACCCTAACACGCGGGCCTGGACGAGACCATTGGTCGTACTACGATCAACGGTCTGCAGCGCCTTCGCGATGATCGGACCTTCGCCGATCCCGCCGGCAATATAGCTACCAGCCACCACGGACAGTAGGGTCGTTCCTGCCGTACATGCCTCCGTGGTGTAGATGTTGCAGGACGAGAGCGCCTTCATCGGAACGATCAACTGGACCTCGCAGGGCCCGTCGAGGTTCTCCTGTCCCTCGGCGACCACGCCGGCGAAGGCGTTAAGATTGCCGGTCGCCGGCTTCTCGACGCGGTTCACCCGCTCTTCGTTGGCGTCGGCCGACGTCTGGACGTCGGTGGCCGGGGTTACATCGCTGTTCGCGGCCTTGTTGGCGTCCGTGTTCGCACACAGGAGGTAACCGCCAAGCAGGGTGTCGGTGCCTTCGTACCAGAAGCCGAACTTCTGAACGGGACCCGGCCCTGGAATCATTTGGACTTGCTGTGTCGTCATTGCAGTGCTCCTCTCTCGTCAGGCTTAGGCAGCCGCGACGTAGCTGTGGACGGCGCCGACGCTCTGCCGATTGCTGCACAGCAGGTTGTAGCTGAGGTCCATGTGAGTAGTGGTCATGTCCGGCTGACTCTTGTCCGGCGCGAACGTCTGCTCCAGGAAGTATTCGCCCTCGCGAACGACCGGGAACATGGCCATGTAGTTGACCAGGTACGTCGGATAGTAGCCGCGGGTCGCCGAGTAGTTGGCGTTGTCGAGCTGCTTCTGCCACTTCGGCCGAATGCCCTTCCACAGCACGTTCTTGTTCGCGTCGAGACTGACGTCCCAACCGACCTGATCGTTCTGCTGCTTGGCATTCCGCTTCATGTCCAGCAGCGTCGTGATGTTGGTGTACATCTTCTGGTTCTGGAATACCTTGTTCTCCAGGTCTTCCACGTTGTCCGGAGACTCGAAGTTGAGGTTCAGGAACGTGCGTTCCATCCGCTCTTCGTCGACCTCAGTCCACGCGCCAGTCGAGGTGGCGGCCTGGGAGTTCCAGTTGCGCCAACGGCTGTACGTGTCGTTCGAGGCGTCCAGACCAGAGACATCGCTGAACCCGGTCGGGTTCTCGCCCTGGAAATCGCCGTCCAGAGTCGTGCCGGTAGTCACCTGGGCGCCGGTGATCGGAACGATGAAGTAGGGGATCGTCAGCGGCAGAACTTCGCTGCCGGCGGTGGCACCCGCCCAGAACTGGGCTTCCATCAGCAGGGCCATGTCGTACTGAGTCGACTGCCGACGCGGCTTGATGATCCCGACCAACTTCTCGGGCGTCCGATTGCCCAGCAGTTCCTCGCGGAGCACACTGTAGTGCCCGTGCGAGTGCCGCCAGGGGATCGTGACCTTCTTCATCACGTTCGTGATGCTCGGCTGGTACACCTTGCCGGGCAGGACGAACTCGGCCGTACCGTTCTCACGGTAGACCACGTAGGTGCTGATATACTCACCGCCCTGGATCATCACCTTCTCATCCCGGAAGATGCGGTTCATCAGCTCAAAGCTGTGGATTGAAGCGTCCCGGAGGTACTCGAACGAGTACTTCATCGGGTAGGCGTTGGTCACGCTGATGACCAAGTCCGCCATTTGCGCTGGTGTAAGTCCTTCGGCTGCCATGTTCTATGCTCCTGACTCCAATCCAGTACGCCTTACGTCAGCCGACCGCGCCGAATACTTTCTTGATGGCACCGCCGACTTGGTCCAAACGATCCTGCTCCGTCGCCTCGCCGGTCGGCTGGGCCACTCGGCTGGTGGTTCGCCGTGTGCCCTTCTTTCGGCGCTGCGCCAACTCGGCGGCGATCTTCTGACGTTCGATGTCCTGGATTTGGTCTCGCGCAACGATCGACAGCGCGTCCTTCAGCGACTGCTCGACAGAGATCGTCCGGCCCATAGCCTTGTGCCCCAGCTTGATAGCCGTGGCCTGCTCGACCAGTTCGATCCGTGCCTTGTGCTCGTCCGAGTCCTCGGCGAAGTCGGATCCCCGACCGTTCCCAAACTGCGGATGGTCGGATGTCGATTCGCCCTTGTCGTCGGTCTGCCACAGTCCGCTAAAGTAGCCGTCAACCGTCGCTTCATGCTCTTGTTCCTGTCGTTCACGGCCCGACGTTTCGACTGCCACCAGCCGCCTCAGCAGGTCGTTGACCTTGCCGATGATCGGCGTGGCTTGAGTCTCGTCGTCCAGGTCCATGTCGTCCTCAGTGAACTCCTTCGCATCCGTCACGGCCGCCGAGGGCTCCGGTGCTCCGGCCGTGTCGTCCTTCTTCGCTAGCTCGGTATCGTCCGCCTTGCTCAGCTTCTGCTGTTGGCGCCCGATTTCGGCCATCTTCGTCGTCAGCTTGACGTTCATCGTGTCGAGGATGTTGCCTGCGTCGGCTCCCAGAGCCTTCACGTCCTCATCCGACATGCCAAACTGCTTCTTAGCCTCCAACTGCTGCGCGGTCAGGTTGAGGCTGTCTAAGGCGTCGTCCTTGGGCTGAGGCTTCGTGTCCTTGGCGTCGGGCTGCTTCGCCTTCGGCTTTGGGTCGTCGTCTGAGCCCTTGGTCTTGTCCTCTTCGGCCTTCTTGTCCGCCTTGTCGTCGGCTGCATCCGGCTTCTTGTCGTTTTCGGGAGCAACGTCTGTGTCGGCCGGGCCGGCGGGCTGGGTCTTGTCGATTGCAGCCTGGACAATTTCCTGCGCGTCGGTTTCGGCCTTCACAGCTTCATCGCTGCCGGGCTCGGCAACTGCCGTGTTCGTCGTGTCTTCGTCTGCCATGATCTATTTGCTCCACTGCGAATCTCAGGCTGGGGCAATGGCTACGTCGCCATCGCTTCGCCGTATGACTGCATGTCGTTCATCTGTCGCGAGTTAAATGGTGCGCTACCATTTCCAACCATTTCCAACCATTTCCAACCATTTCAGCCATTACCGGCCAACTCAGCCATCAACGACCATTTCAGCCACTGCATCAGTTCTTGCCTGAGACCACCTCGTCGTGGTCGATCATCCCGCGGCGCTTCATCATCGCGAGCTTGGCCTTGCGGTTGGGGAATATCACGTTCCCGTTGGGGTCGTACTTGACTCCCAAATCGCCATGACGCTTCATCATGGCCGGGACCTGTTTCGGGCTGCACCCCATCGCCTTGCTCACGAAGTTCGTGTTGTCGTTCTTCTTCCCCCGCGATTCGCCAGCCTTGAGCTTTCGCAGGTGGCCGGTCTTCGGGTCGGCGATCAGCGTCGTAGCCCCGGCGTGGGCCTGATGGTCCCTGACGCCGAAGATGGCCTCGTGGTTCGTACCGAAAGCGTTCCGGTCAGTCGGCCGCGTCGAATCGCCTTTTCCTGCTCCCGTGCTCAATGCGGGCCTCCGTGGAGTGGCGAGGGCATGGGTCCGCCGGCCACAACGACCTTCGGGCGATGCTGCTCGCGCATCGCGGCGATATGCTGCTCCTGTATGCCCGGCCAGGCAACCTTGCACGTCGCGTCCATCCGCTCGAACGCCTCGACGACGCTGTCGGCCTCGATCTCGAACGAGTAGGTGATTTCGGTGGCCTGCTTCGGGTTGATCGGGATAGCGCCCTTGGCGTGACCGAGGTAGACTTCCGACCCGTCCATCGCCTGCCTGACAGTGATGTGCCGACCGTCACTGTCCGCGAACTCGACCATCTTGAAGATGTCCCGCTTCGTCGGTGCCTGTGTCGTCGTCTCTGCCATTGTGCTCCCTGTGGGCCAACGAAACGAGCCCCTCTGCCGCCTACGTAGGCAAAGGGGCTCGTTGGTTCGTCTGCCGAACGCACCGGACGATCAATCCGGCCCGCTGGTTGGTTTTTAGTTTGTCGCCGTGCTCACTGGCGGAATAAATTCGTTTTCTTTGTCCAAGATGTCGTGAATCTCAGACTCGGGCACTTCCATAGAAAGCCATTCAGGCAAGTCTCGCCCAGTCTCCCTCGAAAACCACCTGCACAGATGAGGCAGAATCCATCTAGAGCCTTTCCAGTCTTTCCAGCATTGCAGAAAGCCCCACCATTCGCCGCGCTGCCACATCACGTGGTATTCGGAACATAGCCAGTCGAATTGTCGCTTCCCGTCTTCCAGGCAAAGGTAATAGTGGGTAGGATCTTCGGGCGCAATCCCTTTGCTTTGGTGCAGCTTGAACTGCGAACTGCCACGGCTTGATTTCGCCGCAGGAAATCGCGATAGTTTGGCGAAAACGCGATGATCCATATCGCTCTCTTGTTGGCTGTCGTGCTGCTTACGCCTGCATCAGACCATATCCACGGCCTGCTACAAGCACGTTCTGCGCATCCGACCGTCTGATGCTACGACTTCTTCGGCCGGGCGTACTTCGGCTTGCCAGCCTTCTTCGCCACCTTGGGCGGTCCAGTCGGACCGTCAACGTCTGCGTTCGGGTGCATGGATTTCTTCGTGGGTGACGACGGCATAGTCGCCTGGCCGTCGATGTTTGCCGGCGTGGCGTCCGGCTCCACGGCGGTTCTCTCCGTGGGAGACCCCAGTGCGGCCAACTGTGGCTTGAGGCCTGCCAGTTCCGCCTCCAGGTCCGCGATCCGCGCGTTCTTCTGCGCGATGGTCTCGACCGCCGGGTTCGGCACGCCCGTCACGATCTCCTGCCGCTTCGCAGCCAGGACCACCTGGAACGCCTCAAACTCGTTCTTCGTCGGCTCGTCCTGAGCCTCTTCCAGCATCTCGACCATGCGGGCGTCGAACGCATCCAGGTCCGCCAGGGTCGCGCCAGTCAACTGCTCCCTGATCTGCGGGCACGTCATCTTCGCTGTCTTTGCCATGTCAGTATCCCTTTTTCTTGTGGTTGCCGGGGTTGTCCTTCTTCGTTTTGTTCTTGGCTATCGCGTCTTCGGTAGCCTTCTTCCGCTTGACCAGTTCGGCCATTGCCGCGCTGTAGCGGTCACCGTCTGCGTGGATTTCTTCAGCACCGACCAGTGTGTCCGCATCCATTATGGTCTTCCAGCTTTGGTCGTCGTCTACGGAGTCGAGTGCGCTCATGGTCAGTTCCTTGTCAATATACAACGCCACGCGAACAGTCTAGATGTCGGTGTGCCCCGGAATCCGCACCCACGTTCCAGCGGGATGCCTGCCCATCGGGTCCATGTATGTCATCGCTCGTTCTCCTTAGTCACCGGCACGGCCTCGGGGTACATGGAGGGCTCCGTCGCATCATGCTCGTACTCGACCACCCAGTCATTGTCGCCCCACATCGTTCCCTCGGGACGACTCGACTCAAGCACTGCGTTCAGGTTGTCCGGCAGATCGGGATAGCAGTACCATCCTGTCGACGGGTAATACTTGGCCAGCAATACCTCCTCGCCAGTCACCCGATTCTTGAGGATCATGCGATTATTGGCCATCAGCAGACTCTTTCGTCACCGGCACAGCCTGCGGGGCAGGACGACCGCCCGACGGCCCGCCGGCCTGCATTCTACCGCCGGCAACGCCCTTTGTCTCGCTCTGAACAGGGGCCGGCTGCTCGATCGGGTTGCCAATGCTCAATATCCCGTCGAGTTCTGGCAGGTTCCTGAGCTTGCCAGCCTCCTTCAGCAGTTCGGGGATCTTCGGCAGCACGCCCTGCTGGGCGGCCAGGCCCGCGAACGGGATGTACGCGCGTTCAATGACCTCCATCGTCCGCTGATACCGTGCCTCGGGGTTGTCCGGCCGCATACTGTAAACGTCGACGCCGACCTGATAGTCCTCAAACGAGCCCTCGCGGTGCGTGGGCGTCCATTCGGTCGGGATGTCCGTGCTACCGACCCGCTGACTCAACTGCATCATCCTGAGCGGATCCGTCCAGACGTACCGGGCGATCTTCTTCGCCACACGCTTCGCGAACTTGTTGGCGATGGACCTGTCGAACCCAAGTCGATCGCCGACCTGTCCCATCATCATCTGGGTCTGACCCAGCGTGTCCTCGCCTGATTCTCCCCCGCTTGCAAGATTCGGGTTGCCCGCGATCTTGTTCTGCCAGTCGGCGAAGAATCCCATCGGCTCGTAAGCCCTTGGATCCACCCCGCCAAACGTGAATTCTTTCAACTGCGTGATGTCCGAAACCCGGACCGACTGGCCGTCGGCGGTGTCAGTCACCCGCATCGCGTCGTCCTCGGCCGTCCCGCTGTAGGCCAGCACGGTCTTGGACCGCTCGGCTTGGTTTCTGATCGTCGTCGCGATGATGTTCATCGTCTCGTCCAAGTCTGCGACGATGCCCAACTTCGACAGGGGAATCGCGTTATCGGGCACAGGCTGGAACGCCAGGAGTTCGTAGGGGCCCCGCTCGTCTCCTTCGTCGTAGTCGGCTTCGGCCAGGAACCCAATCGCTTCATTCGGGTCGGTCGGAATCGTCACGATGATCCGCTCGCGGTAGAGCATGACCTGCCGCATCTGGAACTGGGGCACGTACTGATCACCCTTGTCCTTCAGTATGCCCGCGCGGCTCATCTCGGCGGCGGTGTCGAGCTGCTTGCCCTCGTACCGCGTGATGTCCATCTTTTCGAGGACCTTCTTGTCGTAACCAGCCTCGTAGGCGTCACGCTGGGCGATCATGAAATCGTGGCCCTCGAAGTTCGCCGCCTCCCTGACCATGCAGTACGGGTCCAGCACGTACTTATCGAAGCTGATCCGCTCGGCGAACGGCACGCCCGGGTCCTGGAGGTAGTTTTGGAAGTCCTCACGGTCGCCCGGAGGCTCCATTTCCAGCCCAACGTAGATGATGCTGGGACCAAACATCGCATCGGTAAATGTCTGGACGAACGTGCCGCCCAAGTCCATTTCGCGATAGACGACGTTCAAGGCCAGCCGGAACAGGTCGGCGAACGGCCTCAACTGCGGCATCGGGCTCGTCACGTCGGCCAGGACGTCACCCTCGGGGGCCACGGACGGGAGAAACGTCGACACGAGCCAGTGGAACGTGTTGATCGGCCGTGGTTTAATCGCCCCCTGCTCCTGTTTGCGGTGGTAGTACGGTCCCGCGAACCGTTTCAGCCAATCGGTCCGGTTCTCCCGCGGGATCTTGAACCGCTCGTCGGAGACCTTGCACGCCTCGGCGATCTTCGACGCGGCGCTGTTCTTGCTGGTCTTGATGTTCGGGGCTTCGGTTGATTTGTCAGTGGCTACTGCTGTCATAGCACCGCTCCAAGGATCAGCAGGACGCCCCCGACGATGATTGTCACGGCGATGAGCAGAGCCCACTTCAAGTCGATGATCGTCCGCCGAGCCTTCCTGAGTTTGACCGTCACGTCGAGCATCTGCTGCGACAGGTTCCGCTCTGCCGCGGCCTTGCCCTGAGTCTCGAACCGCAGGGCGTCGATCCGCTTGCCCACCTTGCGGACGGTCTTCAACGCAGAGCCCGCGTAGTCCTTGACGGAGTCGGTGACGGCGACCTTCTGGCCACGTCGCTCGCGTTTCGCGGTTCCGCTGCTCATCGGCCGCCCTTCCACGTTGATTTCATCACCCACAACAGGTATCCCAGAGTATCACGTAGCCGCTTCCGCCACGTCCACCCCAGAAGATCATTCGTGCATCGCTCCCAGCCCTTTGCCGTCTCCGGGCCGAAAGCCATAAGCAACGCACCATACGACCCGTTGGGGTCTCGTGATGCTGGCCTGTATTCGGGGCGTATCATCGCCTCGATCTCCTTGGTCCACGCTTCTCCCGAGCCTTCTGCATCCGCCAGTTGAAGCTGCCGTAAGGCGCGTCGTCCTCTGGTTTGATCTTCCCGAATCGCGGCAAGTCCAGACACGCACGATAGGCCAGCGCACCGCCGATCACAAGGTCACCGTGACGGTCCCTGACGCCAGGTGGCAGGTTCACGAGCCGCTGATGAGTGATCCGCCCGGCGTCGTCGTAGATGTACTGCCGCATCTGGTCCACGAGCGTCATGCTGTGCAGGATCGGCTCATGCTTCTCCATTGCGTCCAGCCACCGGCCAAACAGGTACGGACTCGACGCCTCGCCGCCGGCCCAGCCGAGATTCGCCGTGCTGACCTCCGATGTCTTGTTCGGGTCAGTAGATCGCCAGATGTAGCCGTAGCCGCACTCGTCGTGCATGGTCCTGAGCGTCGTGATGCCGTGCATTTTGCGAACGCAGCAGATCAGGGCGCTGTTGAAGTACCGAGCGACCGCCACGCCCATCCTGCCCAGGTCCGCTGGGTGGATCTCGTTGTCGGCGAACTCGGCCGCCTGCTCGCGGTTGTCGGCGAACATGACCACGATGGTCGAATCTGAGGCCGCCACTCCCTCTGAGACGTCCATGCCAATGCCGCAGGCCCGCACGACCCGCTCAGCGTGGTCAGGCATGGTCTCAGGCTGCGATGAGGGCGGGAGCCATACTTTGACCCGTCCACCGTCCTGACGCACCAGAAAGGCGTCCAGGACACGTTCTCGACGGTCCTTGGTCAGTCGCCAGAAGCCGGGGCTCAGAACGACGCGGTCCTTGGCGTCACGCTTGGCCGGGATCACCTCGCCACGGTCATAGGCCATGCCCTCGGGGGTGTCGGCGATGAACTGGGCCTCGCTCATGCCCAGCGGCTCAAAGTTCCAGTCCATGGTGTACACGGGCTCGCGGATGAACTGACGCTGATGGTCCAGGCAGTCGCCGAAGACCGGCTTGCCGCTCTGGGCCTGCCAGTCCAACTCCATTTCCTTTCGCCATCGCCACGAGTCGTGCCACGATCCGTCCGGGTTCTGCCGACAGCCCAGCCGTAGGCGCTCACGCTTGATGACCGCCGGCGTCATGGCGATGGGGTCCGCTGAGTAGTGCAGATTGGCCACGACGATCCCGCGCGTCGTCGGCATCGCCGTCAGGCCGGTCATCAGCGTCGTCGGCTTCGTGATCGTGATGTCGGGTGGGGATTCGATCATTCGAGGTCCGGCAGGTCCATCGCGATCCGCATCGACGTGCCACCGTCGCGCAGGTCGGGTGTCGTCACGCCAAGCCAGCGCCCATGCCGGATCGAGGCCATTGTAGCCGTCATCGCGTCGTCGAACTGGTCCTGAAACGCCGTCTCGTCGGTTACGAGCAGGCTCACGGTGTGCGATCTGATCTTGTCCCCGCCCTGAGCAAGAGCCGTAATAGACGAATTCCACCGCGGAAACGTGATCGTCTCGCTCTTGACGAC